AATGTCAATATCGATTCGATTCGGTATGATATCTCTACGTTTGCTTCAGCGGTATCTCTGACCGGTGGTCGGAAATATGTGATCTTTGATGAGGCAGACTATCTCAATGCCACCAGTGTCCAACCTGCACTGAGAAACTTCATCGAAGAATATTCTTCGAACTGTGGTTTCATCTTTACCTGTAACTTCAAGAACAGGATTATCGAACCCCTACGATCTCGGCTTTCTGAGGTAGATTTCTCTATTAACCCAGAAGAAAGACCTGCCCTTGCCATGCAATTCTTCAAACGTGTGACTACCATCCTCGATATGGAAGGGGTGACATATGACAAGAAGGTCGTGGCCAAGATCATCGAAAAATATTTTCCAGATTTTCGACGGGTCCTTACTGAACTCCAATCCTATGCTGGTTCTGGTTCTATCGATGAGGGTATCTTCGTCAACCTTAAACAAGAATCGGTGGACGAACTCTTCTCTCTTCTCAAGCAGAAGAACTTCACTGAGATGCGGAAATGGGTTGCCAAGAACTCTGATCAAGATATGAACGAACTCTTTCGTCGGATCTATGATACGGCCAGTGACAAGATTGAATTCAAATCTGTCCCCGGTCTGGTTGTAACCCTGGCTGATTATATGTACAAGGCCAATTTTGTTGCCGACCAAGAAATCAATATGGTTGCTTTCTTGACTGAGATCATGATCGAATCGGAGTTCAAATAGTGTTCATCTCAAGAAAATGCTTTAATTGTGGAAAAAAGATCAAGACCAAACATGACCTCTATGAGATCACGATGAATACCCTAGAAGGTAAACACCAGGTCAAGGTCTGTGGTACCTGCGCCACACAATTTGATGAGATACTGAAAGATATTGAGGAGTTACATAGTGAAAGACCTAAGCCCATTTGATTTCATCTCAGCCGTTTCTGATAACAAGAAGGATCTTATCAGAGAATCAGACAACCCCGCTCTCACGGAGAAAGAGTATCTACCCTTTATCGTGAATAGAGGCCTGTCATTCTTCGATGATTCAATACTGCATGTGAATGAAATGAACCAGAGACATCACATGTTCCCAGTGGGTCAGTTCGATTATTATCGTGCTGCCCTTCGAAAGAGAAAGAGATTTTCGAAATGGTTCAAACCAGAACAGGACGTAGATCTTGATGCTATCCAGCAGGTCTATCAGTGTTCGAGGTCTATTGCAAAGCTTTACCTTAAAGCCCTATCCAAATCCCAGTTAAGTGAGATACATTCTCGTTTGGAGAAGGGTGGAAATTGATACATTCCTAAATAGAATGATGACTTTTCCATAATAATAAGAAATAAGGTGAATTTGCAGTATGGATTCAGAAGATATATTTAAGGGCGTCGGTGTCGAGATTGAATTACCCAATCAAGACAATTTCCTAAAAGTCCGTGAGACGCTCACAAGAATTGGTATTTCCTCGCGTAAAGAAAAAAAGCTCTATCAGTCTTGCCATATTTTACACAAGAAAGGTAGATATTCAATTTTGCATTTTAAAGAACTTTTTGTTCTGGATGGCAAGTACAATACGTTTACAGATGAAGACAAAGGACGACGTAACGCAATCGTCAATTTGCTAGAAGAGTGGGAACTGATCAAGATAATCGACAAAGAAAAGGCCAACGATTTGGTGGCTCCACTCAACCAGATTAAAATCATTTCATTTAAAGATAAGAGCGATTGGGATTTAGTAGTAAAGTATAATATTGGTAAAAAATAAATTTTGAGGTTTATATTATGAAAGTGTATAGAAGTGTTCAAGAGGCAACACTACCAGAATTCGCGACTGAGGGTTCTGCATGTTTTGATCTTAAAGCATGTTTCCAATTTGGAGATAGGCTCAAAAGTTATAATGCGTGGAATAAAGAAACCCCCATTGTAGCCAAAGACCGACTTGAGGGTGACGCTGCAATCAAAATCCCACCCGAGACTCGTGTCCTTATACCTACCGGATTGATCTTTGATATCCCAGACAATCATGTCCTCAAGGTATATGTTCGATCAAGTGTCGCCCTCAAAAAAGGGTTGACATTAGCGAATAACACTGGTATAATAGATAGCGACTATGTCGATCCGTTATTCGTCGTCTTATACAACCTATCAGATACTCTGGTAATGATTAAGAATGGCGAAAGGATCGCTCAGGGAATGCTCCAGAAGACTCTGAAGTATTCTCTATCAGAAACAAAAACACAACCCGAACAAAAAACTGATCGGGATGGTGGATTGGGCAGTACAAACTAATATAAATAAATTCCGTGAGATGCCGAAAGGGTCTCATTGAACCGTCGGGTATTACCGGCACACAACTCAATGTCTTGCTTAAAAGGAGATAGCACATGACTACACTTAAGTTTAATACTTTAAGCCCCTATTCCGTTGGTTTTGATCGTATGTTCGATCGTCTGAATGAAATGCATCATGCAACTCATTCTAATAACCAAGGATTCCCCCCATACAATATCCGCAGAGAAGCAGAAGATTTTTATATCGACATAGCTCTCGCTGGAATCGATCAAGACGATATTGACATCGAGGTCAAAGAAGACCAACTGACTGTCAAATCTGCTTGGGAAGAGCCTGGTGATTATATGAATGCCGGTGGCGAATATCTTCATCGCGGTATATCACGAAAGAAATTTACTCGACAATTCACCCTCACGGATGATATTGAGGTGCAAGGAGCCGAGTATGTCAATGGTCTTTTAACTATTCATTTGGAAAGGATTATCCCCGAAGAGAAGAGACCCAAGAAAATAGCCATTAATTCTAAAAAAGAACTATTGGTCGATTGAGGAGACTTATATAATGGAATTACAAGGACGACTACTACCTGATGTAGTCTTTAAGACACGTGTACGCGACGAATCGATTGGCGGTGACAATCCCTATCGGTGGGAAGATGTAACCACGGATGATCTTTTCGAGAAGAAGCGTATAGTTGTATTCAGTTTGCCTGGAGCATTCACACCCACGTGTTCGACGTATCAGGTACCTGGCTTTGAAGAGGCCTATGAGTGCATCAAATCACTTCATGTTGATGACGTTTACTGTGTATCGGTAAATGACGCATTTGTAATGAATGCCTGGGCTAAGGCTCAAGGAGTGGAAAACATCAAGATGATTCCAGATGGCTCTGGTCAATTTACTGCTGGACTTAATATGTTGGTCGAAAAAGACAATCTCGGCTTTGGAAATCGATCATGGCGATATGCAATGTTAGTCACCGACTGTGTCGTTGAGAAAGCATTCGTAGAACCAGGTCAGATGGACAATTGCCCAGAAGATCCTTATGGTGAATCTGCTCCAGAAAAAGTCATCGCTTACCTCGAATCAGTTGCTGAAAGATTTGCGGTACGATCTGTAGGGAGTAAGGATGAAAAAGCTGCGTAATTTTCTTATACAATACTGGGCTGATTTTAAAGAGGCTTTACAGTGGATGAATTTCATCGAAATGTATGACCATAATCTAAATGAAGCTCTTAGAAAAAGAGAAGAACAAAGGCAAAAAGAAAAGGAGTCCGAATAGGGCTCCTTTTTTTAGCTTATTGGCCCGAAGACATCTTGCTGGACAGGAGATCCATTAGCATTAACACTAGTAAATGTCTGCGTAGGACCACCTTTAATATCATTAACGATATTCGTGTGATTATCACCACCTCTGTTCACCTCGACAGTCACTGTCTGAGCCTGAACATTCGCGACACTTTCTAATTTCGCAGCCATATCTGCCGGCATTTCTTGTATTACGGCATTTGGTGGAGGGGTGAGAGGAGTAGGAGCTTCGGCAGCATCCATTATTGGTGTTACGGCCGGAGTTATTTCAAGATCCATTCCAGCAAGTTGTCCAGCGAGACCCTCTCTTTGTTGGCGTAAAAGTGCCATCTTCTCGTCGAATTCTTCCTTTTCTCTTTCCAGAAGACGTGCACTTCGAAGGGTTTTGGATCGGCCGCGGCCAACATAAATGCTTCGATTATCAAAAGCTTCTTGGGCTTCAGCCATTTCAGTATCTAATCTGTCTAATTCTGCCTGGGCCCTTGCATTGAATTCATCGTCTGATAAGATTTCGGCTCTTTTTCTCTCAGGTAACGCGTCTATGTATTCTTGATATTTGTCACCGAGTGATTCTTGAAGTCGCTGTCTTTCTCTACGAGCTGCAATAATGTCTTCTGCCTCATTCGACAGGATTCCTTTGTCTAAGACGTCGTCTTGAATGAAATCATAAACCTCTTTCCCTAGACCATAGGCAAATCCAGCAACGGCTCCTACGAGAGCTCCTTTAGGACCAAACATCATACCAAGGGTGGCACCAGCTCCAGCACTAATTCCTACTGATGTGGCGGATTCTCTAAGGTCAAAATTCTTGATGTCAGCATTTCTGGCTTCACCTCTAATAAAAGAGGCTATATCTTCAGCGTAGATCAATCCGGCCACACCCAGGGCACCCATCATTGCCTTACCCATACCCTTACCAGCAGCGCCAGACATTGCACCAGGCATTCCAGTAACAAGACTTGCAATTGCCTTTCCAGCAATAGATGTTCCAATAGAGGTAATGAGTTTAGCACCGACTGCTGATGCTGCAAGACCGGTCAGAATCTTTAAAGGATCATCGAAGTATGTAATCATACTCTGTAATCCTGCACCGGCCTGACCAATGAATTCAACAGCAGTGGTTCCAAACTCTAATAGTGTTTGACCGAGACCAGCGAAATCAAAGTTTTTGATATCTTCCATAAACCGATCAAACCCACCATCGGTCATTTCGTTAACAAATCCTTTTATTACTTTAAAAGCAATATAACCCCCACCAGCAAAGATAGCAAGATTCTTCAGAAGACTTCTTGCTCCACCGCCTATAAGTTTGTCAAGAAGGCCTGGTCCTTTTGCTTCTTTTAGGTCAGATTTTGCTCTGAATAGATCAGCCTTTTCTCGAAGCATTCTGATTTCTTTGGCAGTTTCAGATTCCCCATCGTCTAATTCGGCCAGATCAGCATTTCGTTTTGCGGTTTCAGCCTGATCTTGAGCTAGACCTTGCATCCCGTCTAAGATAGAACTTTGATCTGCAATGGCATCAGAGATACTATCGAACGCAACAGAAAATTTTTCCAACTCGACATTTGTTTGACGAATAGAGTTCTTACCACTATTACGCAGTAATTGTCCTTCTCGCTTGAGACGATCAATGATTGCCTCTGTCTGTTCAGAATATTGCTTCTTCTCTTCGGTTCGATTAGTCGAAGCTCTACCCTTCATGGGTAATGATCCTGCTGTTTCTTCTGCCATTGTTATTTCTTCTGTTTTTCTTTTTGTTCTTCGACCCAGTTAACTAACATCGCGAAATACAGGTCTCTTTCGTATGGTATTAACTTTTCCAGCTCACCTATTGAGTATTTATGATGCTGCACCATGGCAAACAAGACCTGATAATAGTTTCCCAAAGTGGTATGGCACAGCATTAGATAAAAAACGTTCGCATTCCCTCTATCACAAATGTCTTTTCGGTACCTTCCTTATTGGTGTATTGGATCTCGTGTCTCAATTTTGGCATTGTCTGGAAAAAGGTCTGAATCCCTTTAATTACATCTCCAGTCATATTACCCATAAAATCGTCGATCTCTTCGTCAGAATACTCAGAAAAATCATGTACCTCGTCCTCTGATGCTATCTTATCTAAACACGAAATCATAATAAAATAATTTACCAATGGATCGGTAGGTTCGAAACTGAGAATCTTAATGAATTCATCGATACTTGGATATTTTAAAAACAAATAATATTCATCATTAATCTTGATTTTATTTGAGTGTCCTTCTGGCTTAACCAGCTTGACTTCATCTAAATCGAGATTGACCGTGATCTGTTCTTCTGTATCTGGGTCAGTTAATCTGAATTCAATATTGTTATCAATCGATTTAGATCTCATCGTCAATAACACGAATTCCAAATCAAACATTGCAAGATCTGTAATTTCCTTATCGATCAAGCAATTGTTCACAACTTGTTTAGCAGCGAGAACCTCTTGCTCTGGATCTTTGGACTCTTGAGCCACAAGTAAGATTTTTTCTTCTTTGACCGTGAAAGGTCGGTATTTTATTTTTTCACCCGTGGAAGGAAGCTCCATTTCCAAAATAGGTAAATCAATTTTAGGCAACGCCATAATATACTCCTATGTTTTAGCCACCTCCGAAGATGTCGCTAATATTATCAAACGAATTACGAACTCTAGTCAACCTATTGACAGCATCTTGTACTGATGTTACACTATTGCCTTGATTGACCGTTTGTCGGACGACATCTGCGAATCCAGCAATGGCTCCGATTGTCTCTAAGAGACCAGCACCTCTACCGAGGGAACTTCTATTGGTCCCATTAATTTCACCTGCAAATCTAAATCTATCGAATGAAAACTCGACGGGGAGAGTCATAAACGAATCATTGTCTTCCCAGGCCAAGTCAATATTTCCTAATGAGGTAGGGAATATGTTTTCAAATTGTGTTTCGTAATAACGGAAATCACTAGAATCTGTGGTATAGTGTCGAACGAACATGTCTAATGTATAATCGCTTTTATAGCCCACCTCGAATGGTAACTGATCTCCGTTGATCGATGAAAGTGGACCACCTGTCGTTCCGTAATTCACAACAGTCTGCATCCAAGAATGGAAGAATCGAAGCACTTCGTGGTCTGAATCACACAAAAAGATTGCCTGGATTGGTTCCTTTGAAATGGTGGTGGGGAACTCTCTATTCAATTGGCCGACCTTAACATCTTCTGCCATATTAAGTGAGATGCCTGGAATTGTAATACTGCTGCAGAAAAAAGAAAAATCTCTAGGCCCTATCCTAGATGTATTCAACCGGGGCCGATTGGATATACGTACCTCAAAAAGATTCGATCGGCTGGGACCACCATATCGATCAAATGTTGACTTGAATTGCGTTATGTTAAAAGGCACTTATTATCCCCTTATTATTTTTCTGGAATCTGCCCAGACCTTTTGTTTACTAGCACCGACAAAATTTGCTGTCGGTAAAAATAGTGCTGTATCCCATTCCGAAGGAGCGACTAATAAAAACCGAGACTGTAATTGATTCGATAGATAATGTTTGACAGTCGGTTTAAATGGCTTAAATTTAGCAGCACTATTTAAAATATCGTACGATATCTTCAATCGAGTCGAATCATCGTATTTTTTATTTGTCGTTGTCGAATATAGAGCATCCATCAGTTTAGCTCTCAACGTAGGTGGGAGATAATGTAGGTTGATCCCAAGAAAGCCACCCTTAACTCTATTTATTGGAAAAACGAGAGGAAATTTATCATAATACGGTAAGGTGTCTTTATGCTTTGGATCATATGCGAACATGTACATATTGCCGTATTGAAGCCGGCCCTTTGCCCTACCAGATTTGGTCAACTGAGATTCAAGTTTTGATTGAGATACCGAGCCCTTGCTTACCCCCTGGGCTTGTTTACGGTACCATTCTCGTGCGGCTTTGGTTCGCCCCGGCACTTGTCCGGCACGAATTCCCTTTAATAATATTTCGTCGAATATTTGAGCCACTATTCCTCCCAGGTCCAGGCACTACAGTTATGGAGGTCTTCCCACGGGTCGACCAGAAATATTTGAAGTGTATCAGATGCAGGATATTCAACATCCTTACACTGAACAGCCTCGGTATGTCCAATCATAAACTTCCCACCCGGTTTCAACGTACATCGGGTGATCCCGCTCAATGAACTCCATTCTGGGCAAATTGCATTTGCCTTTCTATATTCCTCTCTGGTAAATTGGGTCGGAATATCGAGTGACCACCATCTACCTGTTGCCGATTCTGGATATTCCATATTGAACACACGCCAGAGAATAATGGGTTCGTCTGATGTGTTTTCATAAAAGATAGTATCACTGATAGGCATATCGATACCACACAACTGATCGATCATTGGATGATCATCATGGGCCTGACAAGCACCCTTCACACTCTGTGTATAAACACCTAACACGAATGCCAAAAACAAAAACCCTAATCTATTCACTATCCTAATCATTTTATACCCAATTCCTTTTCGGTCCAAATTTGAAATTCCCAGCCTCGATCAGCACAATAGCTTCTTGCTGCTTTCCATTTCGCTTCATTCACACCCCAGGTTTTAACCTCTCTCAGATATCTGGTAGATATTCTACCCGTGGGTGTCGCATTCTTTTTCTTTATATCGGGTGGCCGAGTTTGTCCGGCTGGTTTGATTTCTATCATCAATGTACCAATACTGCCGTCTCGTTTTCGCATGTGCACAATCACGTCTGGATAGTACCTATGCACCTTTCCATCGATCGGTGATCTATACGGGACGACAAGCTCTTCCGATTGCCACCAAATCACATCTGGGTGATCATCTACCAAACGAAAAAACTTCAATTCCCACAAGGATCTATAAATTATGTTTGTAGGGTTGCCCTTATACTTTGCAGGGTTCTTGGGCCTAAACCTACCTTTATACGCCATTTGTCAAGTTCGATATAAATAAAAAGTAATTGCCTTTAATATTTATTCAAAAACAGGGAACCGAAATGGGACGATCTACTCGACCAGAGTTCGTAATTCAGCAAAATAAAAAAGGAATGTCGTCGGAAAGATATTCATTTCCGTCTACTCCCTATCCGCATTCCATTCTTTTTATCTTCAAAGAATATGCATACGCTGACCTACAAGAAAATTATGCAAAGTTTTCTGCCCCTCAAGACCTCCAATCCAATCAGATTAATAATGATGGTGGGGGCAAAGCAGCAAACGTTCGTAAGAACTCGTCGATAGAATTACCATTCCCATCTGCACTCAATGATGAGATCTCGCTCAGAATAGAAGGATTCGAGCAAGACGTGATTGCTGAAAAGATTGCAAGAGGCCTGGCCAGTTATGCAAAGGGCGGCACCATTGGTGATTTGGCCTCGAAAGGTGACAAAATGCTAGAGACGGTTGGTAAGGCCGGTGCAGAGATGATCAAAAATATGGATTTCTCTAAGATAAAAGAAGGCGGTGGGGACATGATAGGTTCTCTCGCAAAGGGCATCGAAAACGCATTGGGGAAGATCGGTGGCTTGGACACCAGTACCGTAGCAGCGGCTGCAGGTTTTGCTGCAAGAAATATTCTACCAGGCGATATGGGTAAAACAATCGACGCGGTCACCGGTAAAACATTAAACCCAAAAGAAACATTGGCCTTTGGTGGTGTTGATCTAAAATCATATCAATTCGATTGGACACTTTTCCCATCCAGCCCTCAAGATTCTCAGAATATTAAAAATATTGTCAACCTATTTAAACGTAACGCGCTCCCTACAGTTGATAGTAGTATTCCAGGTTTTGAAAGGGCATTCTTGAATTATCCATCGGTTGTAGATACGGTTCTCATTGGTGTTGATGAATCTTTTTGGCCTCGATTTAAACCAGCAATGATTTCGGCAGTCTCAGCAGATTATACGGGCGGTAATGATATGACCATCCTGCGTGGTGGTAAACCTACAGCAGTCACATTATCAATCACGATCAATGAACTTGGTATCCATACGGCAGAAGATTATGGAGCAGAATCAACATCTCCTGCTACATCTACAGATGAGCCAGAGGTAAACGCATAAATGAAATATTTTTCTGAATTTCCTATCATCGAATATGAGGGTCGTCGTGTTAGAGATATAACACGAAGAACTCAATTTGTCAAGGACCTAACTACAAACCCATTTCTCTACATGCCGTATACGGTAAAAGAAGGAGAGAGGGCAGAAGACATCGCTCAATATTACTATGGTTCTGTGGATTACGTTTGGTTGGTTTATATGGCGAATGGAATCGTTGATCCCTACCACGATTGGCCAAAGAGCCTAGACCAATTCCACGAATATCTCATAGACAAATATGAAGATATTGCAGACGCCACTGGTGAAGATATCTTGAATTGGCTTCAAGATGAGGGTGGCGACAACAACATTGTTTATTATTACAGACCAGCGGGGACATAATAAATGGCCGTCGAAGATATTATCTTAACTCCCGAATCATTTGAAACCATATATCTCCGTAGAGAAGATAGGGTAATTCTTCGTACTGAGAAAGGTGCTAAGATCATTATCAAACGAATCATACCCGACGAATGGGTAGCATATCGATATTACGAATACGAAGAAGACATTAACAACAATAAAAAAGAAATTTTGTTGTTTGACAAATCTTACCTGACTCAAATAGAGCGAGAATTCAAAGCAAGTTTTAACGTATGAGCGAATTCAATCCTCAAACATGTAGAATTCTTAAGGCGGAAATTACAAGGACCGATAGGAATTCTAGGGATATAAGTAGTCTCATTACTGAGATTCATATATCCCAATCGCTCGTGTCAGTGAGTTGGAGAGGAGTATTAACCGTTTTAGATAACGTAGGTATGCTAGATCTGTTTGGTCTTCGAGGTGAAGAACAACTCAGTTTAGAATTAATCTGCGATGACCTTGGTACCGTACGTAATTTAGATTGTCAGGTCTATAGAATAGATAACGTGAATGCAAGTAGTGATGGTTCTGGTGTGACGTATATGCTTCACTTTATGTCGCGAACAACATGGAACGCTAGTATTCGAAAGGTAATCAGACCCTTTACAAATGTGACGTGCTCTTTTGCTGCAGAATCATTGATGAAAGAATATTTTGGTGGTTTCGCAGAACAAAGAAACACCACGATCAACCAAGACAAAGAGATCTTACCCTTCGATGCCAGAAAATATACTTTGAAAAGAAGTGGCAGAGGAGTCTATCTCCAGCCTTCAATAGGCAATATCAAGGCAGTCATTCCGAATTATTCACCCCAGAGAGCAATGTCTTTCCTGGCATCGAGAGCATACAGCACGGATTCTATCTCTTCATCTTATAGATTCTTCGAGACCCTGAGTTCATATTGGTTCGTCACAGATGAGTTTCTAATGAAGAGGGCCACCGACAATCCTTCTCAAATTCAGCAGATGACATATGGTCCTTTTACCACACGAGAGGGAGATCAACCAATTGCCCAGATCGCTTCTCTTAATTCTTTTGTGGATACGGTTCGGGTTGACAGTGGTACTGATATGGTGTCGGGTGGATATAAAAATAAATCAATAGAGATTAATCTGTTACAAAGAAAGGTAAAAGAAACCGTACACGATTATACCAAAAATGGTAACTATG